TATCAAAAATTACTAAAATGTTATCTTCCGATTCACCTAACCATTCAGTTAATAATCTTTTTTCTAAAAATATAGGATCGTAACCATACATTATATATTATATATATATATAATATATAACATATATGAATTTATGAATTAAAAAGTTATAAATAAAAATAGTCTAAAATTTTGGGATTTCATAATAGGCAGCTGGACCACAATATTTAAATGCTGAATTTCCTGTTATGCTATTTTCACATTGATAAGTATTATTGTTAGAAGTATTATCATATGTAAAAAATGTAGGTTTCATTGTTCTAATACTATATATATCATTTATGGGTGTTTGACTAAAAGTACTACTTTTAGTACTTGTTAAATTTTGTATTTGTTTTTCATAAAAAGTATTTATTGCGCTTAAATAAGTACTTATAATATTGACAGGAACATTTCCCGATGATGGTAGCGTTTCTAATCTACGCAATTCCAGTTCTAAATCTTTATTACTTGGATATAAGTCCGATGGTGTTTGTGTTCCATAAGGATTATAACTAGCATCTCCTAATCCACCTCGAGCAATTGGAATACCGGACGTTCCAAAGAAATCGTTGTTGCTTAATTCTATTATATTGGATTGTGAAAATGTTCCAATATTATTAATTTTAACAGTACCAGAGCAATCAATAAATTGGTCTGGTTGTAATATATAAGATGTTCCAATATTAGTATTGATTACGGGTAAATAGCTAGTTTTATTAACCAAAGTATAAGTTGTATTTAATTTTGTTAATGATTTTGTATTTGATGAATCAAATAAATTTTTTAAAATATCTTTTATACTTATTAATTGTGTCCTTTGAGGACCCGTTAAATCGGATATATTTACAGGTCTTTGTAAATTTGTATCTCTGGAAGTATCAAATAAATAAGTGTTCATAAGTTCTAATGGTGCGATTACTGCAGACTCTAAAATACTTAAATTACTTTCATCTAATCTAGTTTTAATATCACTAAATGCTAATATATCTAATATATCTTTAGGTAATATATTTACATCATCTAATACATTAACACTGGTATCGATTTTTTTAAATAACGTTCCTTTCATATTAAAAATAGAATTACCTTCATTCATTGTATTACATATGCTTTTTGCTTTCATATAATCACTATTTCTATATAATAGTTCCAAAAATTGTGCCCGTTGAAATTCACCAGTTGGAATATTTATGGATATATCTCTTTCAATCCTCTCGCATGTAGCTCTATTGGTTGTATTATAACTTATTGTGTTATATGTTATCAGATTAGTGTTGTAAAATGGTTGTCCAGGACAACAATTATTCATATTTTGAACATTTTCTAATAATGAATTATTTTTAAAATAGTTCATTGCTAATAACAAATTAGTAATAATAATGGATGTAAATAAAGCAATAACAATATTTTTATTAATTACATATATTACACAAGCAATTAGTGATAAACTTAGGAGTGCTATATTTTCTTCATTAATAATATAAATTACGACTAATGCTAAAGTTATTAAATATAAAACATTTTTCACAACATTGTTAGAAATAATATTTGTTGGAAATATGAATTTTATATTCATATTTATATTTATATTTATATATAAATATAAATATAAATTCATACATACATTATTTAACATAAAAAGAATAATATTTTTATTTTAATATTTTTATTTTAATATTTTTATTTTAATATTTTTATAGTTTTTTCTTTAATTTTTGCTCTATCTTCTTCTGGTTCTTTTTCTGGTTCTTCTTGTCTAGATTGTTTTGTTACTCTTTCTTTTGATTCCAGTCCTTCTATTATAGTAGATTCTTTTAAATAATTCATTGATAGTAATAAATTAGTAATTATAATTGACACAAACAAAGCAATAACAAGACTTTTATTCATTACATATACTCCACAAGCAATCAGTATTAAACTTAAAAGTGCTAAACTTTGTTCATTAATAATATAACTTACGGCCAATGCTGAACTTACTAAATATAAAACATTTTTTACAATATTATTAGAGATAATATTTTTAGGTAATTTGAAGTTCATATTATATAAATTATGAAAATATAAAATATAAAATATAAATTATGAAATATAAAATATGAAAATATAAAATATATATTGAAAAAATATAAAAATCTATACTTATATTATTTAGGATGAATAAAAATAGTGTAGAACCATTATTACAAGAAGACGTTAGTCGTTATGTAATGTTTCCAATTAAAGACCAAGACATCTGGAAAATGTATAAAAAAGCGGAAGATTTATTTTGGAGAGCCGAAGAAATTGATTTATCAAAAGACAATAAAGATTGGGAAAATTTAAACGATGATGAGAGACATTTTATATCTATGATTTTGGCATTTTTTGCGGCAAGCGATGGTATTGTATTAGAAAATTTGGGCGTTCGTTTTATGGGCGAAGTTCAACTTAGTGAAGCGCGAGCATTTTACGGATTACAAATTGCTATGGAAAATATTCACTCTATAACATATTCTACGTTAATTGATACATATATAAAAGATAAAACACAAAAATCAAAATTATTCAATGCTTTGGACGAATATGAATGTATAAAAAGAAAAGGTGCGTGGGCTATTAAATGGATAAATGATAAAAAATCAAATTTTGCCACACGATTGGTCGCGTTTGCTTGTATTGAAGGAATATTTTTCTCAGGAGCATTTTGTGCTATTTATTGGTTAAAAAAACGCGGATTAATGCCTGGACTAACATTTTCTAACGAATTAATATCTCGCGACGAAGCATTACATACTGAATTTGCTGTATTATTACATAGTAAATTATTAAAACCGCTTAAAAAACAAAAAATCCAAGAAATAATTAGCGAAGCAGTAACAATTGAACTAGAATTTATTACTGAAGCACTTCCTTGTAGATTAATTGGTATGAACCAAGTTTTAATGAAAGATTATATTGAATTTGTTGCAGACCGTTTAAGTCTTCAATTAGGTGGTGATAAAATTTATGAAAGCAAAAATCCATTTGAATGGATGGAAAATATAAGCATTGAAACAAAAACAAATTTTTTTGAAGATCGCGTGAGTGAATATTCTCTGGCTACAAAAGATTCAAAAGTAAATACTTTTGAATTCGGAGAAGATTTTTAATATGCTTAAAATTTAATATTAACAATAATAATTAACAATAATAATTAACAATAATAATTAACAATAATAATTAACAATAATAATTAACAATAATAATTAACAATAATAATTAACAATAATAATTAAAACTATAACACTAACAAATATATTAATTATTTCAAAAATGTGTGGAATAACATTTATATATTCTAAAAAAAATACGAATGCTTTGGATCATATTTTTAATAGTCTAGAATTAATACAAAATAGAGGATATGATTCAATGGGAATATGTTATATAAATTCTAATACAAACAAACATGATATATTAAAAAAGGCATCTACTTCAAAAAAAGATTGCTTTGATTTATTAAAAACTATATATCAAAAAAAACATCTGGAAAACAACCTGTTTTCTAAATTTGCGCTAGGACATACCAGATGGGCAACACACGGTGGAAAAACGGATTATAATGCGCATCCCCATTTTTCACAAAATGGAGATATTATATTAGTTCATAATGGTATAATTAATAATTTCTTAGTTATTAAGGAATTCTTGTTGGCAAAAGATTATAAATTTTACAGTGATACGGACAGTGAAGTTATTGCTAATTTAATCGAATATTATACGCTAAGTAATAGTAATAATTTCGAGGAAGCACTTAAAAAAAGTTTACAAGAACTAGAAGGAACTTGGGCGCTTGTTATTATTTATACACAAATACCAGACACATATTATATAACGCGAAAAGGTTCTCCATTACTTTTAGGATATAATACTAATTATATAATTTGTGCTTCTGAAACAAATGGTTTCGTAGGATTGGTTTATGATTATATTCCATTGGGTGATAATAATATTGTAAAAATTAATAATAATAACTATAAATTTTTGGATGAAACAAATGAGTATTCTATAAAAAAAGTAATTTATGAAAATTTTCATAATGCTAAAAAACATTATAATCATTGGATGCTTAAAGAAATAATGGAACAACCAGAAACAATACAAAAAGCATATAATTATGGAGGACGAATTAATAATAATATTATTAAATTGGGAGGTCTTGACTGTCTAATACATAATATTAATTCGATTGAGTTTATATATTTGATTGGATGTGGAACTAGTTATAATGCTGCTATAGCGGGAGAAATTTATTTTAATGAAATAAACTATTTTGTAAATGTTAAAAGTGTAAATGCTTGTGAATTTAACGAAAATATTTTACCAAATAATAAAAATAACTCTAATACTTTATGTATTTTTTTATCACAATCAGGAGAAACAATAGACGTATATAATTGTTTAAAAATATGTAAGCTAAAAAAATGTTTAACAATGGGAATTGTAAATAAAGTAGATTCGTTAATAGCGCGCGAAGTCGATTGTGGTGTATATTTAAACGCTGGTTCAGAGATTAGTGTAGCATCAACCAAGTCTTTTACTAGTATGTTAATAGTTTTAAGTCTAATTAGTATGTGGTTTGTAAATAATGAATTAAATAATATAAAAAATCTCAACTGTCTAAGAGTTCTTTCAAGCAATATTACACAATTGTTAGATGATAGTAAAATTACAAACAAAATTACTATTTTAAAAGACTTTATTATTAATACTATTAATAAAATAAATAGTATATTTATTTTAGGTAAGTACAAATTATATTCAATAGCTTGCGAAGCAGCGTTAAAAATAAAAGAAGTCACTTATATTCATTGTGAGGGGTTTTCAGCAAGTTCGTTAAAACACGGACCTTTTGCGTTATTAGATGACACAAACTTAACTCTTTTATTAATTGATTATAATGATATTACAAATTATGCTAATATAAAATCCACTTATTATGAAATATATGGAAGAGAAACAAATTTGTTTGTTATAACAAATTCCCAAAATGTTATAGATGAATTACAAATAGACGAAGATAAATATATAGTATTACCCAAAATAGATTATTATAATGAAATAATTATGACTGTACTATTACAAAAATTGGCATACGAAATTTCTATTGCTAAAGGATTAAATCCAGATAAACCGCGAAATTTAGCCAAAGTTGTAACTGTTGAATAATATTTTTAAATGTTTTAATCTTTAAAAAACATTTAAAAATATATAAGAAGTAATAAAGATAAAATTCCTATAGAGAATTATTGTTATTTTCATTTATATTTTCATTTATATTTTCATTCATATTTTCATTTTTATTACTATTTTCAAAAGGTGCTTATATGTAAATGTTCATAAAAATGCTCTCTTACAATATACATTAAGAAAGTAGTTGGATCCCAATCACTACAATGATTATTTTTATTAGTTAATGGCATCATATGTTGATTAAATTTATTATAATAAGCACAAGCATCTTCTTGTGTTTCAAAAATTTTATTCATATATCCTATATGACGACTTTTATAATTCCAAGCAATTTTTTGCACTTCTAAAATATAAGGCATTCTAGATAATATGTTATTTTTAACTTTAAATTTATTTAGATTAAATTTATTTAGATTAAATTTATTTAGATTAAATTTATTTAGATTTAATTTATTTAGATTTAATTTATTTAGATTTAATTTATTTAAAACCAAAAAATAGTGTTAATCAAACATTAGCCTTATAAAAAACGACTACTTAATGACCACATTTTTTTGTGTGTTGTAGTTTCATACAACTGTGGCATTAATGTTGAATTATAGAAAGTATTTTGCGTGTAAAAAATTTCATTTGCCGGATTTATAAATGTTGTAAACGCAGAAATATTTATCATATATTCTTTTTGCTCAATGGTGCTTACTTTGATAATATTTTGTAATGTGCCGTTATTTTCTTCGTCTCCTGTTGTATTTGGGACAATAACGTAATCTAAATCATGTATATTACTCAAATTATCATTTAAATTTTTATTACTATAATTTCCTGGTTCTTTGTTATTAATTATTCTATTTGGTGTATCATATAAATGAATAACCTCTCTTGTGTCGCGTGGATAAAATTGTTGTCTATTTATAATAAATTCATTTAATAAAACTCTATCGTTCATTGCATTATCTTCCAAACCCCAACCCCAATTATTTGGAAAACCATTACACTTTTCAAAATCGCCGCCAACTATTGAAAAAATTCCACCTAAAGTAAAAGTAAATCCATAAAAATGTTTAACAATACCTTTAGTGGTTGCGTAATCAAATGTATTTTTTTTAACAGGAAGCGTATCGATGTCGTTAAATACAAAAGTTATGTTTTGATAATCATTAGGATATTTCTTTTTCATAACTAAAAAACCTATATTTTTAGTAGCCCCTCTATTAAATGGTCTATTATCCGTTTGATGACTATAATAAATTTCATAATCATTTTTATCATAATCTTCCATGATATATTTCATATAAACAGAAAAAATACATTTTTCTTGTCTACGGTCTCTGTATGGAACAATAAAAATTATTTTAGGTATATTTGTCTCCATTATATATTATATATTAT